CATATCTGCAAGAAGTTTAATAGCTGCCATTGATTGTTTGTTAATTCGGTCTTTCTCCTCAGATTCAGCATCAAGCATTTCTTTTTGACCTTCCATAACAGTCTTAACTTGCATTTCCATTTCTTCAATATCTAGTTCTCTATTTTTCAATGCAGCCGTTGCAGCATCTTTAGCAAGAGTAGCTTGAAGTTTTTGTTGCTCAATATTAAGTCGTTGTTTTTCAATATCAACCATCTGTGCTTCAGGAGATTGTTGTTTACCCATTGCTTGATTAGCATTTAGAACTTGTTGGGCAGCTTGAGCCATAGCCATCTCAGCAACATTAGGCATTTGTTGTTGTTCTGGAGGCAGGTTTTGCATTAACCCTTGAGCAACTCCTTGCAGTTGTTCTTGATATTTCATTACGACATGCTCTTGTACATTAGCCTGTAAGATGGGTACAACTCTTTGCATAGCAGGATTTTTACCACTAGTAGGGTCTTGGAGAAAAGCCATCTTAATTTGAATATGAGCATCGTGATTTTGACCGGGAAAAGCAGCAATAGGCAATCCTCTACTAGCTGCTTGAATATCTGACATAGGATCAAGAGGCACCGGCTTTTTCTTTGGTGGAAGTATTTGATCTAAGTTAGGCATATTAGCAGCATTTAGAATTGTTCTATTTAGTTCTTCCATATTAAACATACCGGGAGGAGATTGCTGGGCTAATTGCAATGCCATTTGAGCCAACATCATCCGGTGAGCGTTTGAAGGAATGTTTGGATCACTAACAGGAATAATATCAATCCTACCATCAAAATCCTGTTTCATAATGGTACGGGAAACTCCCGGCATTTCAAAAGGATATTCATTAGGAAGATATTCATGGTTAATGTCTGCTAGAATTTTGAACTCATCTTTTTGCGTCTTGTGCATTCTTTTGTGAATAGCACTAAAGAATTTACTAGAAGCTTCTAAAAGAGCCATAGTTGTTCCTACAGGACCATAAGAAGCAGCATCTGATATTACTTGTTCAGTACTATCTGCAAACTTCTGTCCTGTAGCTGTTACAAAATTCAACATCTGGAATAAGGTTGCGGAAGGCTCCTTATATGGCAAAGGAACTATAGATTTAGTAAGGTCCATTCCAGTTGCTTCAATCTCCTTAAACTCACCGGGAGCAATCGGATCGTTATCGCCAACAATTCTCACACCCTTGGCTTTAAATCCTCCCGGTAGGTTAGCGAACTGACCAGCATCTACCAAAGCTCTCATTGCTGCAGTTGCAGTCATTGTAAGATTACCAAGGAAATGAATCAGTCCTAACCCATAGAAACCAAAACCCGGCACAAATTTATAATGTACAAAATGCATTATCTTTTGTCTTGTGCGATCATCAGCTCGATAGTTTCTACGAATACTTAAAATCTTTCTTGTCTCTTCTTCCATTGTTACAATGTAAGGTAAAGCAACCCCTTCTTCATATTCACTATCTTCTTCACATTCCATATAACAATGTTGTTCTAACAATACATACTGTGGGTCTTCATCCGTAGTAGGAGACATTCCCAGTATAGTATTTATTTTAGAGGAAATAGGTGTAGGATTAGGTACAGAAGCATCTGGTAACTCTACATCTAGATACATACCAGCAGCCATTTCTCTGTCTAAGTCTACAGCATTTCTATAAATTACATGAGTAAACCTATCAGCATTCCGTAAATTACTAGCATAGTAGGATACATAAAACTGATCAATAGGTACAAACTCAGATACAGGTCTTTCTAGGGATGCATCATAGTAAACCTTTTTAAAAGCTGAACCAATAATAGGTAGATGGAACAACATTCTTTCAAACTCATCAAAGTATTCTGGCATCTGCTCAGTAATTTGATAGTTCATAAACTCTTTAACTCGTTGAGCTTGTTCTACTTTAGCTTCATCTTCTTTACCTAGAATAGTAGTTTTAACTGGACCTCCTGCTGGAAAGAGTTCTCCCGAAGCTTTAGATTGAAACTTAACGGCTGATTCAATCAGAAGAGGATGTACAGCAGTGCAAGCACCTTCAAAAGGTTCTGATGCTTCTTCTAGTTTTAAACCTAGTAGATCAAAACCTCGTTCAAACATTGATTCCCATTCTTCTCTAGAATTTCGATCAGCATCAAATCTTTCATAGACAGTCTCAGCAATTTCACGAAGTTTAAATTCATCTATATCTTCAGCAAGATTGGCAAACCATTGTTCAGTAGTTTCTTTTTGATTTACTTCTAAAGTATCTTCAAAGCTAACAATAACTCCTCCATCAGGAGAAACATCAATGTTTACATTTTCTCCCATCTCGACTTCAGTGCCTCCTTCAGCTACAGGTATTACCTGCACTTCAGGGATAGCTTCATATGGATTTCGTTCAGTTGCCATTTTTATATGTGTCCTTAAACTTCAACCTTAAATATTCCATTACATCTTTTTGATATTCATTCCAACTAGTATAATCTTCTTGTTTAGGTCTAACTAAACTATGATTAATATCAGTTTCAAAACTCCAAGACATTAAGCAGTAACATTAATCTTGCCACCACCACGGGGCTTTTTCTTACCACTACCAAACTTACCATAAGATTCATTAGCTGAATCCTGTAGTTGTTTCTTCGTTCTTTTCTTTTTAACTCTCATAGCAATAGATTCGTCTTTACGATCTTTGTAGCCCTGTTCTCCAGTTCTACCACCTTTTTCAATGTGACGTTCCATTCTGCTTGAGGCATTTGAACCCAAAGGATGTGCCATTATGTGTAACTCCCAGTATAGAGGTGAAATTCGTATTGACACTATTATACCACTAAACTCGCCAGTAGGCAACTTTTTTCTGCCGTCTATGATTTACATCGTCTTCCCAATCAGGATCATCAGGATGTTCTACTCTCCATGATTCCTTTAAGTAGTGTACAGCCATAGCTACACAGTCTACCTGATCATCGTGACGGGCATGTGGAAAAGTAATCAGTTCTTCTAGTAGTTCATCTGCCCATCTCTTACCTTCCGGTATCCAAACCCTACCAGATTCAATCATAGGACTAGCTGCATACACTCTAGCTATTTTATCTTTATCAGGTGTGTATTCCATTACTGGTAAGCCACCTCGTCTCAAGTCCTGTATCAAGGACTGACCACTGGCTTTCTTTTCAATGATACAGACATCTGGCCTGTACTCTTTGTATAACTCTTGAGATATTCTTCTTAGTTCAGGATACTCGTACCTTCCCCTTATGTTTCCTAATAAAATAATATTACTACCCCAGTATTCTTTACCATCATAATCTTCTTCAGGAATATCAAAAATACCCCATGTCTGTATTACACTAAAGTCAGCAGTAGTACGAGTACTGAAAGCAGTATCGTAGGTTTGTAATATAAAATCACAAGCAGGAGGATCACCATGATCCCAAACTTGTATCCACCTCTTTTTTATTATTCCACCTTCTTCTGGTGTAGGATTTTGCATATACAATGAATCCCAGTACCTTGATCCATTACTAGCAATAATCTCTTCTTCATCAATACGAAGTACTTCATCTGGTTTCCATTCAGGAAAATAAGAACTACCTACCGGCAAGTCCAAAAGTTCTGCAGCTTCTTCGTCTAACCATGCTGGTATCTTTACGACTTCCCAAGGATGGGTAACTTCCATATCCATTATTTCTTGTTGTTTTAATAACCACCCACATAAATCATCGTGATGGTAACGAGTATTAATAATAACAATAGAACCGTTTGGCATAATACGTGTACGTAAACCAGCAGGATACCATTCTTTAATATATCTTCTACCAGCCTCAGAGAAACTATCTTCTTCTGACATAGCATCGTCTAAGATAGCAATGTGGGCACCACGACCAGCAATCTGACTTCTCACACCTGCAGCATAGTATGTACCATTCTGATTAGTCTTCCATTTACCTGCAGCACGAACATCACTTCTAAGGGATACACCCCTAAATATTTCTTGGAACTGTTCTGTATTAACTATGTCCCTAACTGATCTGCCGAAGTCACTGGCTAACTGATCACTATGAGATATTGTTAGAACTTCATGCTCTGGATTATTACCAATATACCATGCTGGAAATATCTTGGAACAGATAACTGATTTACTACTACGAGGAGGAAGAAATACCATTAATCTCTTTATCTCACCATCCTGTACCTTCTGTAGTTTGTCAGAAAGTAGTTTAATATGATTACCCATCTTCCAATCAGAGATTAGAGTAGGAGCTATCATACGAACAAAGGAAAGAAAGCTATGGTTTGCTTGTTGTAATACAAGATCATCTAGATACATAGATAAATTAAACAGAGTATCTACTTTATTTGGTTCACCTTCTATAGATTCTATAGAGTCTATCATGTTATTCCTTTAGTTATTTTTATTTAAATACAAAAAGATAAATTAAAAAAATTATCTTTAACTTGCTTTGTTGTTTCTATATAGATTATACACTAATTGGATAGTATGTGCAACCCCATTTTAAAAATATTTTTATAGTGTGATATATTTATCACTACTATGAAATGACCCTGTTATTTTTGTAAACCAATAAGGGGTCTATTATTATATTATACAAAAAACTTTGTTTTTTTGGGTGGGGGTATCTTTAAAGTCTTTGACTTTACTTTATAAATCCTACGGATTTTATTTGACTGTGATAAATATGCAACATCTAAGGGATGTTGAGGGAAGGTCTGTGACATTTATGCAACACTACTTAGTGTTTAGGGGAAGGTTTTCATAGACAAAGAGTCTATGTTTATATAACACCACCAACGTCTTCGACGTTAAAAGTTTATAAAATCTTTGATAATCAACTACTTAGTTGATTTACAATCTTTGTGATATTTATATCACAACGATGAGTTTTCTTTTCTCTGAGATGAAGCTTCTTCTATCAAAAGATGAAACCTAATTAACTACCTATACAACTACTATCACTTGTGATAGTTGTATAGGGTTAATTAGATATAACCAACCAACCAACCGGAGATTGTTGCCATGACTAAAATCAAATCGTTAAATTTTGAATTTGCTGATACCGACTGTCAAGTGTCGGCTTGCCATGATGGGAGTGACGGGTTTGACATGCATGAAGTTTCTACCGGAAACTGGCTTGGAACCGTCGATGATCTACAAGAAGCTGAATGGTTCTTCCAAACCATTCTTGATGAACAGACTGGAGGTTAAAATGGACAAATATCAATATCGTACCGGACTTCTCGATCTAACAGTCTCCGAAGGAGGGACTGTTTACATGGAGAGTGATATATTAGAGACAAGTATCATAATATCTCCTGGTCAAATCCCCACTATAATGCTGGCATTAAGCCAAGCATTAATAAATCGGAAAGAGCAACAACTTCTCGAAGAACAACTTCTCGAAGATCGGGAGGCTTTGCTTCAGTCCCTATCGACAGGGTAATTAATATCTTACAAGGGAAGTTCTACGAACCTTGTAAGGTATTAATTAGCTTATCTTAAACAGCCAACATGGAGGATTTCCAATGGCAAAATCGACCCAACTATTTTTTAACGACGAATGGATTAACATGGCTGAAGGCTTTGAAGCCTTTAAGTCGGCTAAAGCCGAAGGCTTCCCGATCCGGGTACTTCACCCTTCGGGTAGCTTTAAGGTGATCCATAATTCGGACAAACTGCCGGAAGGGGTAGAACTTAGGCATAAAGCCTAAACAAATGGACGAGGGAGTAACCCGATTAGGCCAACAAACGTCCTTAAAATTAAGACGTTGGCAGGTGTGGTGAGCCTTTACTAGAAATCACCATTAACTTTTACAAAGGAATATATTCTATGAGCCGTACAATTAAAACTTCGATCCGAGTTAATGCCAAATCTCCCAAGTATAACTACGGATTTCACCGTACTTCGTCCGGTTATCGGGTTGACGTACCATACATGAGCTTATCCGTCTTCGACGGTGGATCATTAAACAAACGAACCATTCGTTCCCGTCGATCCGGTGTCCGGTTCATTTATGAAAACAATCGGAAAGGTAAGACCCGTATTGCCCATAATGTAGCATGATTTGGGCAGTCTATAGCCTTCCCTTTATCCTGTTGGTTTTCTCCGGTCCTAATTTATTAGGGCTGGAGATTACTGGCCTAATGAGGCTATTGTGTGGTATAATATCTGTACTATATCTATCATTAGCTATACATAATTTTACGAGGATCAAATGACTGATGACTTTTGTGAAGTCTATGACTTTGTTGCTATCAAAGCAGCAGTCGAGGATGCCAAGCAAGAGAAGACTGTTGACAGGGAAATTTATGATATCTTAGATATCCTACTAGACGGTTTGGATATGGAGGATCGTGTCGAATATCTTAAACTTACCTTGGCAAAAAACTTAGGGAGTAATGATAATGATAGAATATAAAATAGCCTTTCCCCAGTGTCGATGGGTCACCGAAAAGTTCATTCGTACCCAGTACGCTGATGCAATCAGCAACGGTGAGGTCGAGATCGTTGGCTTAACTAATGTTAATGAAATTATTACAGAGTTGGAAGGCACCGGACAGGTGACCTTCACTACACAAGAGAGATGGAGGGACGTATGAGAAAGATAAAACAAAGAAGACTTGAGGCACATGCTTTGAGCTTGCCACAATTTAAACGGCAGGTTGTTAAGTCTAAGAAGACTTACATTCGGAAACCAAAACACACCAAACAATCGGAGGGTAATTACTGTTATATATAGTGGAGTTCTTACGAACTATATATAGCAGTAATTATCTGAAGTAAGACTAGGGCAAGGGAAGCCATCATTGGGCGCCGGTAAGGTGCTGTTTATTCAGCAGGTCAAGCCTACCTTGGACTGACCATCTAAGGTTTGCCCTAGCCTTACTTGAGATAAGTTCGACCTGAAACACAAGCCCCAAGCCTGTGTTTCTTATAAGAGGGAAAGCCAACAAGATACGGTGATACGCCAAATTGATCCGTAGTGTTTGCCCTCAATGACGTTGTAAGGGCTTGTCTTGCAACGTCACTTTTATGTAGTTACTTCCTTGGAGAAGTCAAGCCATGACAACATTGAACCTAGACCATAATGCTATTGTAAATAGCACAACCTTATACCAAAAGAATGTCCATGATGTGAGGACATATCCTCACAAGGTCATCAAACGATCAACAAATGCCAAGCTAGGCAAGAAGGTATCGAAGGGAAAGTTCAAAGACTTTCCGATTTATACCTTAACTCTTGTCGAAAGGGAAACCTGT